ATGCATCAACTGTGTTAGCCCACACTGTCTTGTCGATAGGCTTACGTGAGTACACAACCCATGATAATTGCTCAGGTGAGTTAAGGTTGATCGGTGTATCGCCCATCAATTTTTTTACATGAGATTCAAGATCCACGATCAGGTCAGCCTTCTCCTGTTCAAACTGCTCACGTACTTGCTCAAGTGCATCTACATCTACAGTGAATCCATTGCGGTAGATACGTGCTAACAAGGCAGCTGTCTGCATGGTCAAGTCAACCACCGGCATCAAGCCACGACTGTCGGAATTCCGAAAGTCCAATGACTGCTCATCATACAAAGCCATAGTAGTTTGTAAGTCAGCAATCAAGTACTCAGTAAGCTCAGCGTGAGGTATCTCATCGATGCCATAGCCTTGCTTCATGTACTGCTTAAGAGTGTCCTGCTTTTTAAATGCAAGATCTCTACGCTCAGCTACAGCCTCAAGTGATAGCGGTTCTTTCTGAGCACGTTGTAGTATGTACTCAGCTAGCATGGTATCCCATACAGCACCGTCATATGTAAAGCCACTAGCCCACAGCCATTGCAAGTCGTGACCTATGTTGTGTCCGATAAGGCACGTAGTCTTATCTAGTATTTGCTGCAACTCAAGCGCAGCTTGGCACTTACTCTTTTCATCATCACGTTCGTTATGATTGAATGTGTACACAATCGGGCTGCCATCTTCACCTAAGATGCCGACCATGACTAATGAGTTAGTAGGTTCAAAGGGATCAAGATGTAGCTTACCATCACGTTTGATAACGGTATTCTCTACGTCAAGGACAAGGTTCATGCTGCCTCCACTTTCTCCACCATGTCCATTGGTATCTGATAAAAGTACTCTCCCTTATGTACATATCGATTAGGTACTTCGACTGGTTCAAGCTGCTTCACATCATGACTCCAGAAAGTCATGGCATGAGTGAACTCTTTATTCCAGATAAAGAACATTGTAGCTGTGTCGAAGAACTTACCCTTGCGTTCAGGCAACTGCACTGTGTCGTACGGGAAATCTTCTCCACTCCATACAAGTTTAACTTCACACTCAACACAGAAGCTAGCACCGGTATCTTCCACGATCAGATCCTGTGCATACCTGTCTGGATGTTCCTTGACTGCGTAGCCCTGACGCTCAAAGTAACGTGTTGTAACTGCTCGTGCTTTGTCATCGCACTCATTAAATAACTCACGATCAAATCGCTTTCGTTCTGTCATACTTCATACCTTCCGATGTGGTAGTTAAGATTACAGGTAACGTAGCCGTGCCACCCAGATAGTTTGTTCTTAACAATGTTGATGTGGCGTTGGTAATCTTCTTCCTCTTGTCCTTCGATAACAGGATTCTTTGAGATCAACAACATGAGGTCAGCTTCAGATGCCTTACCAGTCTTCGATCCTTCCATCATAGACTGATCTAACACGATCTTATTCTGTGCCTCAGCTGATAGCTGTGACATATAGAAGATAGCACATTGGTATTCTTTCGCAATCATACGTGCATGAATGGCTGCTGCCTTAAGTGATTCATGCTGTGATGCGAAGCCACCACTACCTGCAAACTTATCACCCATGTCAAGTATAACAATGTCAGGTTTGAATGTCTTACAGATAGACTCGACCCATGCCATGTCCTGACCCGTAGCATCTTTGATGCGGATGTTTTCTTTCAGGCGTGACCAACGTTGTTGTGCTTGGCGTGGGTTAGCTTTGATCTCTTGCATAGTCATGCCAGATGCAGCAGTAAGATAGCGAGCACCGACACGGTGAGTACTCTCTTCGTTTGCAAGTACAATAACCTTAGCACCTTGCTCAGCAAATCCTTGTGGACCTGCTACAAGTGACGCATGGAAAGATGTCTTACCTGTGTTAGGTCTAGCACCACCAATGATTAAGTGACCTGCATTGATACCCTCTACTTTAGTAGCAAGTGTAGGTATATTGAAATGCCAACGTGCTTCAAGATCATTCTTCTCAAGCAACGTCTCAATCTCCAAGTCATCCCACTCAACATTGATATCAGGTACAAAGTCATCACGATAGTTGTCTAACATCTTACGTAATGGTTCGAGTGATGATTGATTACCATTCACATAGTCGAAACCTAAGTTAGCAATCTGCTCACCTAAGTATTGACGGAACAGGCTAGCCAGTATGTCCTGTGCTACATCATGACCGATCTTCTCTTCACGGCGTAGCTTCTCGAACAAACCTTTGTATGCGTGTTTCTGTGAGGTAGTTAAGGTAGGATCGTGTGTAAAGAATAATCCTTCGACTTCATCGATAGTTAAGTCACGATCATACTTAGTCATGGCATCATCGACTACGGATTTAATCTTACCCACTTCTTTAGTGAACAACTTAGTCGGACATTTAGCTCCACGATATTCATCGTAGAACTCTTTGTCGAGCAAGCTTTTGATTATGGATAGTTCCATTTACTTTTTATCCTCCGATTTATTTTCTTTATCTTTGTTGCCAAAGATTCTATCCCAACCATCCTTGTACTCTTTACTATTAGCCTTAATCCCTTTGGCTTTCTTACTTTTATCTGCAAGCCACTGCTTGCTCTGTTCATTTAAGGGCATGATGCCTCCGCAATTAATTCACGCAGGTTATAGAAGTCTTCTTCGTCTGCGTATTTTAAATCATCAAAGATCTTTAACGCCTTCACGGTAGGGGCTAGACCTCGCAGTTCCTTTGCGATACTCAGCGTCTTGCTCATTGCATCTGGGTCTAGCGCAACAACTATGATATCAAACAACTGCGGGAGATACCACTTGTGGTAGTCAGTTAGTTGTGTACCTAGCAAAGCTACACCAGTAGCGGATGGGATGATGTCATTCACAGTGTACGCACTGATCACATCTTCCACGATCACACCTACACGAGACTTGCCTATCATGTACGGCACAGGCGATACACCATACCGCATCCACTTAGGTTGCATCTTCGGATCTAGCGCACGACCTACTGCATCTACAAGCACGTTCTTATGTGAGTACACAGGGAACACAACACGATCTTGACGTACGTCATACAGCACTTGGTCTGGGTTTACATTCCACTTAACAAGAAACCTATGCAATGCAGTAGAACCTACAAGTTCACGGCTAATGTATTCAGGTAACATGAAACGATCATCAGCTGCCGTTGTGTATTCCTGTTTAACATCTGGTGATTGTGCAAGCTTACGCTTGATAGTATCTACACTCATACCTGTGTGTACTTTACCTGCAATATTGCAGCTGTTCTTGTAACAGTTATACATAAGATCACCATCACGTTTAGTAGCTGTAAATGTATTGCGTCCCGCACACACTGGGCAGTTGCCTCTGTATGTAGCATCGTCTGCTAAGTCTAACGATTCAATGTACTGATGTAGTCTGCTAGTTGCCATGTGTTATATCACCTGCCTGTGTGTTGAGCGGAGCGTACAAGCAAGCGTAGAACTTGTCAAGCTATTTTTCATGTACGGTTTAACACTCTGTGGATTGGCATGACCTGTGACTGACATGATCTGTGCCATACCTACACCTGCCTCCACCATCTCAGTGGTAGCAGTACGGCGTAGATCAGAGATGCGTAGCTTCTCAGGTAACCCTGCCCTATCCATCAGCCTACGTGCTGCATGACTTAATGTATATACAGAGTACGTGTTAAAGCCTCCCTGCGTCTTAGCATTGACGTTAGGGGCAACGTACTGCTGCCATCCAAAGTCCTTGTGTTGCTGCTTTAGAATAGCTAACAAGTCTTCTGAGACAGGGATCTTGACCTGTGCTCTACGTTTAGACTGAGTCAGTACTAATGTACCTGCATCTAAATCGATGCAGTCCCATGTCAGTTCTCGCATATCACCTACACGTTGCGCCCATTCGTATGCCATCTGCACAATCAATCCAAGCGAGCGGGTATGGAAGTCAGAGTACGCAGCAGTCAGGAAATCTTTTACATGATCTTCTGTCCACACTTCTTTGCGTGTCTCTTCTGAGTACGTCTCCATGTCCTTCCATGGATTGCGTTCGACATGACCGAACTTCGTACCATATGAGAACACCTTACGGATCACAGCTAGCGCACGGTTAGCGAATGGAATACCACGCTTGCACATGAACTCATACACTTCCTGACACATAGGCTGAGTCAGAGACTTGTACCTGTGCTTGCGTAATGGGGTATTACGTAATGGGGTAATGAGGATCTGACGTAGCTGATAATCATAGGTCTTACGAGTAGTAGCTGTAAGCCTTTGATAATCAACAGAATTTAGATACAACTGTACCAAACCGAAGACGGTTTTATCTTGTGTATAATCTGGGGCTTGCTCATCACGCCATGCATCTAGCGTTTTGTTGTAACGCTTAGCCTGATTGAACGCAGTCTCCTTGCGATCAGCAAGCATCGTGCGTGGCACGACACCTGCTTCGACTGCATCTTGCGGAGGGTTGTATCGGTATCGTGTCTTACCTCCACGCTTTACCGTTTGAATGTAGCGAGGTTTATTATCCATGTTACTTACTCTCCTCTGGCATCATGCCAAACAACTTGCGAGCTTCTCGCTTCAGTTCTTTTATCTGATCTTCAGGTACATCATATGTCTT